CAAACTGGGACACATACGATTTCCAAGACTGGGTAGTTAGACACATTAACCTTATCTTAGGAGGAAAAGAATTAGAGTTATTTATCAGAAATAATTTTGGTTATGACGACATAAAAATGTTTGGCAAATTGGAGGAAGCAGAAAATCTAAAAAGTGTGTACCAATCTAGTATGTTTGATAAGACAATTACCCATAGTGGTAATTTACGATGGATGAGTATTAATTTTTAAAAAATAAATAAAATGGGTGGAAATAGAATGATGGAAAAAAGAGGTCACCATATCTGTAAAATGGTGAATTACGAAGTAAGACAAAAAACAGCACAAGAAACTAGTAGAAAGGTTGGTGGTAATATAGTTACTACACCTGGAAGTGTTGAAGTTATGATTTACAAAAGTAAAAATAAGATTGAAGGTGGTATGAAAGATGTAAAAGTCGCGGCACAAAAAGTATATGACATTCTTAAAAAAGAGGGTAGAGAAATTACAGTAAGTAAAAAAATTGTTAAAAAATATAATTTGGGTTAATATTTATCTATATGGGTGTAGATATACAAATTTATCTTAAAAGATTAAAAGATTTTTTCGAAACAGACGAAGAGGCAAGACGTGATATGTTTGGTAACTCTAAGATAGATATGGAACTTTTTTACAAAATGGTAAGGGACAAAGCAACCATTAATGTTAAAAACAATGGTGACCCTATGTTATCTGGTGATGAAATGTTAGAAATAATAACTGAATTAGCATTTAAAGACATAGAAAAAGAGATAAACATAGAAGAACACACAAAAAAACAAAAAGAAATAGATAGTGTGTTTGTTAAGTTTAAAGACGGATTCCCACCATTCTGTCTTAATTAAAATAACCCAACACATATTGACAATATTTTTAACTTTATTTAAATTTTAACATGTCTAAAAATATTACAAATACCGAAAGAATAGCAAATGAGTTACTATTGGAAAAATATAAACCTGTTATGGTTGTTAAATTATCTCATAAGGCAACAACAAATCTAAAAGGAAATCTAGAAACTTTTGCGTTAGATGTCAGTAAAAAAACTAAATACGAAGTTCTAATATTTCCAGACGAAGAAAAAACAGAAGTAAATATAGTTAGTGTATGTAACTCTGAAATAATAAGTTTAGAAGACTTACAAAAAGACATATACCGTAAAGACACACAAAAAGAAAAGTTAAAAAACACACCATTTACAACTATAAAAGATAAACTAAAAGAAAAAAATGGGAGATAAAGAAATACCAACACACGACCCTTATACTGGGGAAGTTAATCCTCACTATGAAGAATTGACTGGAAATAAAAATCCAGATTTTCCTACACAAGAAGATATTATAGAGTTTAATAGAAAAGAGTATAGAAAAAAAGAGATGGTAGACCACCCAGACCATTATGGGGGTGAAGACAACCCTTACGAGGCTATCAAAGTTATAGAAGAGTGGGAGTTGGGGTTTAACCTAGGAAACGCGGTAAAATACATCTCAAGAGCAGATAAAAAAGGTAAAAGATTGGAGGATTTAAAAAAAGCAAGTTGGTATATTAATAGAGAAATTAAAATAATAAAAAATGAAAGGAAAAATTAATACAGACAAAGGAACTATGGTGGTAGAGTTCTATGAAAAAGACGCACCAAAGACAGTACAAAATTTTATAGGACTAGCAAAACAAGGTTACTATAATGGTTTAAATTTCCATAGAGTAATTCCTGGGTTTGTAGCTCAAGGAGGTTGTCCGAATGGAAATGGGGCTGGTGGACCTGGATATAAAATTGATTGTGAGTTAGGTGGTGATAATCAGTATCACGACAAGGGGGTTCTATCCATGGCTCACGCTGGCAGAAATACTGGAGGGTCACAATTCTTCCTATGTCATAATAGACAGGGCACACAACACCTAGACGGAAACCATACTTGTTTTGGTAAAGTGGTTGAAGGCTTAGATATCGTAGACCAGATTCAACAGGGGGATAAGTTTACTGTAGAGATAGAGGACTAATGAAAACCAAACTATCTGACAATGTAGGAAACACCCCACTTATACCCATAACTATTGGTAAGTACACTGTATGGGGAAAAGCTGAGTTTATGAACCCTAGTGGTTCGGTTAAAGATAGAATGGCAACATATATTATTAACAACGCAGAGAAATTAAAATTAATAAAACCAGGTAGTACTATATGTGAAGCAACTTCGGGTAATAGTGGTATATCATTTGCTATGTTGGCCGCGGAAAGAGGGTATAATATAGTTATCATTATGCCATCTAATATGTCTGAAGAAAGGAAAAACATGTTTAAAGTTTATGGGGCTAAACTAATAGAAGTTGGTGAAGGTGATTTTGATGGAGCAATTGAGTTAAGAGATAAGATGTGTAAAAAGAAAGGTTGGTTTAATTGTAACCAGTTTCATAATAAATTAAATATAGAAGCACATTACCTGGCTACAGGACCAGAAATATACAACCAATTTAAAGACGCTAATGAACTTAAAGAGAGTACTCCAGATGTGTTTGTAGCTGGTACTGGAACCGGTGGTACACTTATGGGTATTGACAAATTTTTAAAAGAGATGTGGCCTAAGATGAGTACAGTAGCGGTAGAACCAGCAGAATCACCGGTAATGTCTGGCGGTAAACCTGGGTTACATGGGATACAAGGAATTGGTGACGGTAGTAAATTTTTAGTGGATTTAGAAAAAGTTTCGGAAGTTAGAATGGTCACCACAGAATGTGCAAAAGCTTGTTCTAGACACCTAGCTAAAAACTATGGTCTATTTATCGGAATAAGTGCAGCAGCAAATGTGTTCACTGCATTCCAATGGTTACGAGACAACGATAAAAAAAACGCGGTGACAATACTTTGTGATAGGGGGGAGAGGTATTTTAGTTGTTTATAAAAAATAACTACAGTATAAGTCGTTTGTGGTTATATTTATTGTAAACGACTTTTTTATGCGTATTATAATTTCAGAAACACAACTAGAATTAATTTCCGAACAACTGGATACCAGCCAATTTAAGCAAGCTATTGACTTAACAGCTTCACAGTGGTATTGGGACCATGTAAGAAAAGAAGAAAGTTTAGAATGTGAAGCTTACGATATTGGTGACGGAAAATGGACAATTGGGTATGGACATACTGAAGGGGTTAAAAAGGGTGATATTTTAGGTGATGGTAAAAACTGTAAAAAGGAAGCAAATATAATACTAAGAGAAGATTCTACATATCACGCTAATAAACTAAGAAAAATTTTTAGTGACTGGAATAAAAAAGGAATAAACATACTAATAACCCAAGGTATGTTTGACGCTTTATTATCGTTATCGTATAATGGTGGAGCTGGGGGTATAAGAAGGTCGGATGTGATAGCTTTATTAAAAGACTCACAGACAATAAACAAAGATAAAATCCAACAAGCTGCTGACAGTATTAAGGGTTATAGAGTTAGTAATAAATTTCCAGGACTAGTTAAAAGGAGGGAATTAGAGTACCAGAGATTTATAGAAGGATTGTAAAGTATTTATATAATATGAAAATAGAGATAACATCCACACAATTAGAGATTATTAATGAATCACTTCTAAACGAAGGAGGAATTAGAGACATTAATAAGTTAGCTCAGAGATACCCTAAAGCAGAAATATACTTTCACCAAGACTTAGATGGTGTAGTATCTGCGTTAGGAATGAAGAATTATCTAGAAAACTATGGTATAGAAGTTATTGGTAGTCATGTAATCCAGTATGGTGATAAAGAATTTTCAGTTAAAAAACCAGATGCAAGTGGTGACGTAATGCCTGTATTAGTAGATTTTGCACACGGAAAACCAATATTTAAAATTCATACAGACCATCATGATTCACAAGCGGGTGTTGAAGATGACACAGCGACACAATTTAGGGGAGCACGCTCTAATGTGGAAACCATATCACAAACTATAAGTCCTAGTGATATTTTTAGTAATGAAGATATTATGATGATTAATACTGTAGATTCAGCAGACTACGCAAAACACGATATTGAACCTGAACAAGTTATGAACTTAATTAGGGATTTTGAAAAGGGAGAACAAACATACGAAAAGAAATGGATGTTGGGTCTACTAACTAATAAGTTACTATTAGCTTATAAAAACAAACCAGGGTTTCTAGAAAACCTAGTAATGAACTCAACACCATCCTTAATGAATATATACCAAAATATAAATTTATACGCAAAAGAAAAAGGATTTGCATCTCCAGAAGAGATGGCACAAAATCAGGCCGGTTATATTGAATCACAAAAGAAAAGCAATAATTTAAAATTAGATGGTAACATTATTGTACAATACGGTGGTGGTGCCTTATTTAAACCAGGGTCTTATGATAGATATACACCATTTAAAATTTATCCTGACGCTGACTTTTTTGTGGTTGCATGGCCAATGGGTCTAGTACAAGCCTCTTGTAACCCATTCAAGAAAGACAGAGCTCTTAAAGGTGTTAATTTAGGTGATATAGCTCAAGAAGTATTAAAAGAAGTGGAACCACAACTCAAAAAACACCAAGTACCAGTTTCCGTAATTAAAAGAATTGGTGAAACTAAAGCAGAAGGAGAAAGTATAGGGTTTAAAACTTCAGACCTTTTTGCTTTATATAAAGACCATCTACAAAACATGCCGTCTTCAGACTCAGAGTATTATAATATGGCAGTAACTATAATTGATACACCTTGGGATAGATTAAGTGAAAAACAAAAAACGGTATTAGATAACATAACTGTACCAGCATGGGATGTTATACAAGCTAATAGTGGTGGGCATAAATGTATAACTAATATTAGTGGGTTGAATTTCTTTAGTAGAGCCACTAGACAACCAGAAGGCCCGTATAAGAAAAAAGCTGGTGCCAAACCAACCAGATACGTAGAATTTGTTAAATGGGTACAGAAAGAAATGGTTAAAAAAATTAAAGAAAATATAGACTCTACTGAGTAAAGTCTAGAACATCCCCCTCACTTACAGAATACTTATTAGAAGGAATCTCCAATACCCTATCCGCTACACCATAATATGAAACACATTTATTTTCGTAACAAGGTGGACAATTACTATGAACTTTAGTAACTTTGTTATTAATGATAAAGACTATATCCAAAGAAATTAAACAATCTTTCATCCAGAAAGAACGTTCTGATACTTCAGTAAAAACAAACAGCATTCCACCATCTAGATTTTCTCTACCCATCATACCAGTACTAATAGCATTTGGGGTTGACATAATCTCTAAAGGGAGGACTTTATTATCTAAAATAACATTCATACTATTATAAATATAAAATGGACAAAGAAATAAACAAAGAAATTAAAAAACAATTAAAAGATTTGGAAAAAACCCTACTAAATTTAAAACTACAAGAAGGCATTGACCCAAATGAAATCCGATTACTACAACAAAAATTGGATAAATTAATAGCATCAAAAACATTTAACGATGACAAAGATTAAAACTAAGATAGAATATATCTGGTTAGACGGTACTAAACCAGAACAAACACTAAGAAGTAAAACTAAAATTGTAGAAGTAGAAAGTACCCTTAGAACACCAAACGCAGAAAATTTACCAGAGTGGTCGTTTGATGGTAGTTCCACACAACAAGCGATGGGTAATAATTCGGACTGCATTTTAAGGCCAGTTAGGGTTTACCCAGACCCACAAAGAGTTGGGTCCTATCTTGCGTTGTGTGAGGTATTAAATGAGAGAGGCATTTCACACCAGACTAATGAAAGAGCAGAATTAGAAGATATTGATTTTCACAGACAACGAGAAGGGTGGTGGTTTGGGTTCGAACAAGAGTATGTGTTAATGAAAGATGGTAAACCCCTAGGATTCCCAAAAGAAGGTTATCCCGAACCACAAGGAAAATATTATTGTGGTGTAGGAACAGATAGAGTTATAGGTAGAGAAATAGTAGAACAACATTTAGATGCTTGTATAAATATTGGGTTAGATATTACAGGGGTTAATGCAGAGGTAATGTTAGGCCAATGGGAATACCAGTTATTTGGTAAGGGAGCTTTAAAAGTTTCTGACGATTTGTGGGTTAGTAGATATCTTTTATATAGGATTACAGAAAACCATGGGGTGACAGTTGATTTACACCCTAAACCGGTATCTGGTGATTGGAACGGTTCAGGGATGCACGTAAACTTCTCCACTAAAGAAACTAGAGAGGTTGGTGGTAAAGATTTGATAGAGGGTATTTGTGATACTTTAAGTGCTTATCATGAAGACCATATTAATAATTACGGTAGTGATAATGAAAAAAGATTAACCGGTTTACACGAAACACAATCTATAGATAAATTCAGTTATGGGGTGTCAGATAGAGGAGCTAGTATCAGAATACCAGTATCTACAGTAAAAAATAATTGGAAAGGTTATATTGAAGATAGGAGACCCGCAAGTAATGGAGACCCATACAAAATAACTAAAAGACTACTACTTACTTTAAAACTCAAATCAGAATTAGTAGAATAGTTTAAAAAAAATTACTATATTTGTGGTATGAAAAGACCTAATATTAAAAAAGATGCTAATTTCGTATTAAAAGTACTAAATAACCCTAATAACAATAAAACACATTTACTTTCTTTAAAAAAGTTAATAAATAATTTTGAAAATAAATGGAACGACTTATTAGGTCCAGGGGTAGCAAATTATTACACTAACCTTTTAAATAAAAAATACGAAGATGAGTTATAATATAGTAAAAGAAATGATTGACCCAGCAACTGGTAAAAAGTCGTTTATTCTGTTGACCGACGGACTATCACAAATATGGGATGTTGAAACAGAAAAAGAAGCTCAAAGAATAGCTACGATGATGACAGAAAATTCTGATAGTGGTTGGGTTTATAAAATTAGAAAAACTTGTAGTAGAAAATGAAGTTATTGAATAAAAACACACACCAATACAAATTTAAGAGAAGGAGAGCTTTGGAATGTAAATTTGTAGAAAAAAGTAAAAATAATCCAGGTTATTTAAAATATATGGTAACTATTGGTGAAAAAGACGGAACAAAACACATACAACCGGTTTACGGTAAAGACATGCAAGATGCACTATCTAGATTAATAAATAGGGAAAGGACAGTTAAGATTGAAAGAAAGTTAGAAACTAATACTGGACTAATATTTCTTGCATGGTTACTTGTAATGGGTACTCCAGCTATATTTTTTGGTGCACAAGACACACCATGGTACTTAGCATATACATTTGGTGGTATTATACTACTAATGACAATCACAGTATTGTGGTATAATTATATTAAAAAAGGAGAATAATATGGAAATAGTAGCAATGATAGTATTCATAGGTGTGGGGTTTGTGGCTGGAATGTATGTATCCACACAAATTGAAAACCACATAGACAAAAACACAAAAAAATAGAAATAATATGTATAGAATAGTAAAAGAAACCAATAGATTATCTGGAAAAGTACAATATATTATTGAACGTAAAAAAACGTTCCTATGGTCAACATCATGGACAAGAGAACTAGGTTTAGATATAACTCAGACAGGACCAATAGGTGCTCCCACTTATGATGGAGCCAAATGGAAAATGCAAGAAATTATAACATGGGACGGACAAATGTTAAAAAAAGAAACTATCTAACTATGTCTGACCCTCTAGAAAAAAACGCAGCCTTTAGACTAGCTTATGAATTTATTATAAGTTCTATGGAAGAAGATGAGGTGTTTGAAAATCTAGAATTCGTAAATAAAGACCTACCACACAAAACATTAGATAAACTAATCACTTTTTTTGAAAAAACAGAGGAGTACGAGAAGTGCTCCAAACTACAAAAAATAAAACACACAAGACTTTCTGAATATTCTAAATATAACTTGTAATTACTTTATATTTATAGTAGTATGT